AATGGGCGTACTCCTCCATTCAGCATTTGCTCAACGATAGAACGCCCCGTTTGGAGAGACTTAGCTCTCGCATCTTGTGGAAGCCAGACTTGCCCCATTCGGAAACCAGCTTCGCGTTGAGCGTGAAGCCAGTTTATGTAGAAGTCGATACTCTTCGAATCCCACTCGTTAGCGTAGGAAATTAAGATGTGATCGACGAATTCTTGCCATCTCCACACTGCCGTAGTGTCCCGAAATCCAAGATCGAAAACATAGTGACTCTCTATATCGGGAGCGGGAGGGAAATTACCCACCTTCGCATTCTTCACCTCTTGCCCGTAGTAGCTTCCGCGTACGGAAGCGAACCACGAGCACTCCATTTCCGACTCATATTCGTCGGCGGACATGGATTTCTTCATTTCTTCAAGTTCTTGCGGGTCGATGATGCCAGTTTCACTGGCCTTCAACATCAATCGGTACCAACTCTCGTCAGTTCCAGCGGTTTCCCAAATATCATAGAAATGATTGGGGCCATTTGGGGTCCCAATAAATACTGCCCATCCTCGCCGGTCTGATAGAGCGGGTCTGAGAATTTCAGACCAGAGATTTGGTCGGCAGTTGCCGTATTCGTCGACTGCGACTCCGTCGAAGTAAAGGCCACGAAATGAATCAGGGTTATCAGCTCCATAGAGGGTTATCCTTGAACCGTTGAAGAGATCTACCGAGAGCGCACTTTCGGAGGACTTAACAGCTACTTCCTTCGTGTAGTGCTTGAGGTAATCCCAAGCGATCTGCTTCGCTTGAGAGTAGAATGGGGCGATGTAACCGTAGCGCGAGCGTTCACGCCTCGCGTACAGTCCTTTCGTTATTAGGTCATTGATTGTGGCGACAGTCTTTCCTGCGCGACGATGACAGACCATACAGGACCAGCGCTGATTCCTCTTGTGAAATGGAAGGAATTGCTGACGTGGCTCATACGGGATGGTAACAGTTTTCACGCTATCCCATACGCGCGGGCGCGCGCGAAAACCATTATGGCACTAATCATCGTTAAATCTTAGCCCCAAGCGTAGCTCTTTTCTAAGATCTGCATTCGCTTTTCGTGCATTTTCAACCTGAATTGCACGGTCAAGCTCAACTTTGTCGTACATTTGCCCTAGAGGAACGGAGTAGTTCTCTCCAATTTTCCCTCCCCCAACTTTACCTGACTCCGCCATGGCCTCAGCTAACTGCTCACCAGCTTCTCGACGATAAGCTTCCCATCCAAGAAGACCCTTAACTTGTGGATCAGAGTTCTCCCGTAGAAGTTTCGCTATTCCCGCCTGCCTACCCAAGTATTTCGCACTTTCTGGAAGAGTTTCCGCAGGAGGAATTTTCACAAATCTGTCAATAGCAGCACTAACATTCGTTCCTCCAGGCCATCCCTCTTTCATTTGCGTGTAGTGTGTAAGTTCATGGCGCAGAGTGTCATGAAGATTTTGAAAATTTCTCGGAGGACCAAGATCTATACTCGTACCGTACATAGTAGCTGATCCCGATTTACGATTCGGATTGTACGTAATTGGTAGAGCTCCCAATTCTGGGTATGCCCTTAAAAGACGAGGATGATCTACAAGTTCTCCTAAAGGTACAGATTTACTTCCAATTAATCTTCCATATTCATTCGGCCGTACCTGTAATTCGGGCATTTCATACCCGAATTTTGGGTATAATCGTCCGGGGACAACATCACGCCCACGTGGAACTGGGTAGAAGCCCGGTTCTCCCTCAATTATTTCCTTTTGAGTACGCCAATCTTTTGGATCAGTTTTCCTAAGATTTTCGACGAGTTTTTCCATTCGCTCAATGACCTTTGCATCTCCCATTTTAGCGATTCCACGCACTCCTACGGTCGCCAATTGAGCTCCCTTCGTACTCGGTACAAGGTCGGCCAACTCTAAAAGGTCAGGGTCTAAGGTGAGGGTTTGATTCTTCCCCTTGGTTAGGCGATCTCCGTAGGCGATTTTCTCGAGGAGTGACGCTTTTCCGCCAAGAAGTAATTTGTCCGGCCAACTTTGCTCTCCCATTTCCTTCATTCGCTTAGCGAGTTTCGCTAGGCGAGGATACTTTGGCTCTTGAACCTTTAGTTCTTCCTTATCCATCTGGAGGTGCGTCCAGAGCTGTGGGTGGGAGGACGTGAATAACCTTCACATCCTTTTTATCATCCAGTTCTGGGTGCGAGGAGGGTGGGAGGAGACGAGCGTAGAGTTTGAAGAATTCATCCGGGTGAGCATCTGCCCAGAGGGAGAGGCGGGAGACACCACCGATCTGCTGGAAAGCATCGTTGAATGCTTGGACGACGGCGGCTCGGGAGAGAGCTCCTCTCCGTGGGAAGATCTTAAGGAACTTCAAATTCGGCTGCTGCGCGAGTTCTTGCAGCGTTTCCTCCGCTGCCATCTGCTCTGCAGGAATGAACTCGATTATTTGAGACATTAGTTCGGATTATACCACGCCCTAGCGCGAAGAGCTACATCTGCGTGCATCCCTAGAGGTTGAAATTTAACTCCCCGATGGCTATAGCCGGACCGATCTTCAAAGTCATCGTCGGGGGGGTTCTGGACCCGGCATGACTTTGGTGCGATGCACCATGATACCACGATTTGGATGAAAATGCAAGCGATTTATTTGCGTTTGTTCGTAAGAAAACTCTTGCGTTCGGGCCTTGCCTGTGTTAGACTGGTCGTACGGTAGGGAATGGTCCCTCCGGTTCATAAAGGGTCTCACATGGCTACCAAGCCGATCGTCGCACCCGTCGCGCCTGCCGCACCCGTGGTCAAGAAGCTGGTCCTGGGCGCGAAGGCCCCGAAGCATCGCACGGCGCACACCGCGACCGCATGGGCCGCGATCACCAAGAAGCTGCCCTGCACCGCGACTGACCTCGCGGCCCTGCCCGAGCTCAAGGTCCCCGAGTGCGGCGGGCCGAAGGGCAACGGCCTGCTCTACGTCAGCTACGCGGTGCGCCGCGGATGGCTGGCCGAACAAGCCTAGCGACAGGAAGACCCGCCACCAAGCGGGTCTTTTTTCTTCCGTCCTTTCGTCTTCGTCCGTCATAGATATGATGCAAATCGCCAAATCCTAAGAATTGCACGCTTGGCAGCGGCCTGTCTAGACGTCCGTTAGACACCCCACCTGGAGCGCCTGGGAGCCATCCTGAGGGTGCCACGGTTGCCGAGGTGGCCGTATTGCTATTATCTGTAATTATACACTTAAAGTTCTACATTATGCGCACCCACGTATAGACCAAATTAACGGCAACCTCGGCAACCACGGCAACTTCGCTATTAATCCACTTACAATACAAGCACTTGAACATCATGTTCCAGTTGCCGAGGTTGCCACGGTTGCCATGGACGCCCTCTAAACCCTTGCAGAAACCTTGCATGATCCATGGTGCGCTGCACAAAGATCACCACTTTGCGCGAACACACCAAGGCACGGCAACTTCGTCCTATAGCCGAACTTGCGCTCACATGTGAGTGTGCTACACTGTCTGAACTGGCCCCACCGGGGTCAGAACTAAAGGAGATCAAAGTGACCCCGATCAAATTCGTTTTTGTGAAAACCACCACGAACTTCCACCGTTACGACGAGGTGACCATCCCCCGCCGAACCACGGGCAGCTTCTACATCCCCAAGAGCGAAATGCCCGTAGCCCCGCTGGATATCGAAATCCACGTGACAGTGAGAGCGCAGTGATGACTCGCGACGGCTCCAAGTACGCTGCCCTTTCCACCGAGCAGAGGGATTGCTCAGTGCGCGCCCTGTCGATTGCGACAGGACGCAGTTACGAAGAATGCCACCAACTCTTCGCACAAGCGGGGCGCACGACTGGTCGTGGTACCAGCGTGAAAGCATCACGAATCGTGCATGAGGCCCGGTTGGGGCTCACCCCCATCACCACATATCGTGAATGGGGGTACCCAACTCTGCACTATTTCGCGGAGACCCACCCCACCGGCCGATACATCCTCCATACGAGCACTCACGCCTTCGCCCTTGTAGATGGAGTGGTGCACGATTGGTCGAACGGGGCGGGGTCACGCCAACGCATCAAGCGCGCATGGGAGGTACCCACGGCGGGCTAATCAGACTGGCCGTCCATCCGACGGCCAGTATTTTTCTCCACCTGAACACATCGATCATCCCACAGCTCCACCATCGCGAGATCCTTGCAATTCGTCACTTTCAGCGTGGGAAGTCCATGAACTCTCAGCCACGCTTGGATCTCCACCACGACGCGCTCAGCATATCGACGATCGGAGATACGAGCGGTGAAGATACGAACCTCGCGCCCTTCCTTCATCCATTTCTTCACACGCAGGAGCATCGCAGGAATAGGCGCACCGATGGCCCCATTATTCCACCCTTCATAATGAGCGAGCGTACCGTCCAAATCCACACCGATCCATCCTTTCATTAATCCACCTTACTTTGAGGTATTAAGGGATTCTTCTGCATTTCTTCTTTAATCGCCATTGATGACCATCCAGAAGAGCCATCTAATGACCATATCCGCATTGATATTCCATCAATCTTGACTTTCACATTTGTCGCCAAGACATATCCATGAGCTGCGAGCCAATCGGAGATTTGCTTTGTCCGATATGGTGTGATATCTTGTGACCCACCGCCATGTCGCACATAGAGGAAATCGAGCTCCTTTGCCGTACATACACGACGATCTCCGGTATAGTCTTTCAATTCACGAAGCCAAGCGTGTAGCGATGATGCACTCGCACCAGCTATGATTTTCTTACCCTCCGTGAGCATTGCTGGAGCATATGGATCAAAGCCTTTGAGATCTAAATGCTCCAAGTGCCAGCGTATCACGCTGGCCCCATCCTTATCAATCCATTCCCACCATGATGTCCACTTTGTGAAATCCCACCCCACCTTAGGGGTCATCTTCATTACAAAGAATCGACGAGCATCTTCTTCCATCGCTAAAGCGTCGTATTCATTACCTGTGAATCCTAACGACGCCCAATTCTCCACATCGTATTCGGGCGTAAATTTCGCATTGACACGAATCGTCTCATTCGTCGCGATATTCCGTAGCTTGGCATTCGTCTTCCTATCGATTTTGGTGAAATCGTCAACAACAACGAGTGTACGGTTGGCGATGTACGAATTGAATGAACTTTCAAGGTCCGAAGAGTTGATAAAAGCGCAGTTTTTCGATCCGTGAATCTTTTCAAGAACGCGGAATATGGCGCTTTTCCCCACACCCTCGGGTCCGACAAGGATAGGAACCTTCGAGCTCTTCTTCTCCGAAGGGAACTGGAACGGCCACGCCATCCACATAAGAAACTCACGAGACTCCTCGGGGGTTAAGCAGTTCGTTAAAAGATCTAAAAACGGTGCTACATCGCCTTCCTTAGATTCACAGCCCCATCCTGTCCACATATTCACATGGGGGCGACCCGCAGGGTCGGCCCATACTGTATCAGCCCCCGGTCGGTACACAGGGCCGTAGGTCTCAAATCTCTTATCCCACACCAGCCACGCCTCTGACGCAGGACGAAGTTCTCCCTCTACGTCCTCATATCGGAGTGGCTTGATCTTATCCTTAAAATCTCGCACTGATATAATTTGATGCGGAGTAGAGAGCGTGATAATTCGGTTAGTTCCGTGGTCGTATGCGTACTCCGCATTAATCTTCTCGAGCGCGGCTCGAGAAGAATCGGAGTCAACCAATTCAGCTTCTCCTTCAAATCTTCCACCATCAGGAGTAGCTGCCCAATCGTCATACCCCCAGGACGCCCCTTCAGGACGTCCTGCTGGGATTTTCCTACGGGATACTGACACATGATGTTCAATTCTAAAAGCGCCAGCAAATCGCTGAATGGCAACTTCGAGTAAATCTTGAAACTCTGGGTAGCCTCGGACAGTGTTGGAATCGAAGACCACAACAGGCTTAAATCCTTTTGATGACCATGGGAGGAGTCCAAAGTCATCAAGGAGTGGGATTCTGTGGATTTTGGAGGACCATCCCCAGCATCCGGAAATTCCGAGTGCGACATAACCCTTCTTTATCGCCGATTCGGCTTTAAGAACGGACTCATGGATCTGTATTTCTGATCCAATTGGGAGAGAACCCCATGCCACTCGCTTTGAGAAATAAACACGCGGAGGCTTCCTTGGCGGAGCAAGCATCTTAGGACCATCGCCTTCGGTGGTTCCGGCGAACGTCTTTGGATCCTTTGCTCCACGGATAATCCTGAGGGTCGCATAATGAAACGGCGATCCATCAGGCCCGAAATAATGAAAAATAATAGCGAAGGAGTTGGAGTCGCTAGGAAATGTCTGGTGTCCAAGACCTTCTTTAGCACGTCCGAGTGGGAGAATCTGCCAACCTGATCTTTCAAAGTCATCTTCCTCAAATCCCCGTTTCTTCGCATAATCGTAAACATCTCTGAAGGTCACCAATTGAATCGGCGACTCATGACTCATCGTTGTTCACCCTTGTGTTCTGGCCCCGGATACCCTATAATAGCTCTAATGGCCCCACGAGGGCTCTGGATAAGCTGTTGAGCTATAAGGGTATTATGGCCTGCCGAGGGGTGCGAACACAAGTGACCGAAAGGGACCAAATGGATCAGGAAGATTTCCGTTGGGCATACGCGATCATTCGTGATGATGATGTACATCACACCGTACTTCAATACTTTGACCGACTGCACCTCGCCAAGGAGGAGCTCAAGCGTTTGAAAGAGCATTATCCAGATATCCCATTTGGAATATACATTCCAGGGGATCAACTCTACATTCCTGAATCAGCACACGAGCAGGTACACTGATGAGTACATTCGAATGGATATGCCTCACAGGAGTAGCAGTGGTGGGTATCTTCGCACTGGCAATACTCGTAATAGTGATGTTACCATGAACCTATCTTTCTGCTGGTGGTGTGGAAAAGATTTAGTGGGTCCTGGAGGAATAGCAGGGCGCGAACCTCTATATTTCCGCATTATAAAGATTAAGGACAATAAAGAAGTTCGCGTGCATAAGATGTGTGAAGCCACAGCCAAAGAATTCTTTATTGAGTTTAGCGCGAACACACCCACTGGTCCATAGTCGTCTGCCCGTTCCTTAGTGACTGTGGTACTATGGGTCTTGTAGTACACAACTCACGAAAGGAAATCAGATGGCGTTCCATATGAAACACCTGAAGCTCAACGGTCACTCCAAAGTGACCGTGCATCTCGGCTACAAGACTGCAACGATCTCGATTCAAATTCCCGTCAAACGGCTGGCAGTTCAGTCAGTCTGCGCAGCCTTTGGCCCCAACGCTCGTATCCACGGTGGGAGGAATTCGTGAACCTCAATGACTTACCCGCAGTACTCGCGACCAAGCCTTATCCGGGCGTAAGTTCCTCTTACGTCTTTATCCCCACCAAGCCAATCGCTGATGGTCTCGTAGACAGCGGCTGGGAAATCGTGGGGGCGAGTCAGACCAAGAGCAGGTCTCTCGAACGAGCGCCCTACGCTCGGCACATGCTTCGCTTCCGTCACGAAGATTTCAAGGAGCTCTACGACCCTCGTGGGGGTAAGCTCTTTCCGGAGATGGTGCTGGTGAATGGGCATGATGGTACGGCGACGTATCGCCTTTTCAGTGGACTCTTTAGCTTCATTTGCTCCAACGGGCTTATCGTCGGTACGATGCTGGGCGGCGCAAATATCCGTCACTCGGGATACGCCGCTACGATCGTCT